TGAAGTCATTAGAAATCCTAGAACAAGAGAAATTGAATATGTTATAGATAATCAACAGGCTGGCGTGGTCACAGCAGACCAAATGATTCACATAACTGAAATAAGACGTCCCGGAAAATTGCGTGGGACTTCAAGAGTTACAGAATTAAAAGATAACTTAGGTTTAGCCTCTGCTCTACAATCTTTCGCTGCAAGATTCTTTGGTCAAGGCGCAACAACTTCTGGCATCATTGAATATCCCGGAAACTTAACGAGAGAGCAAGCTAAAGATTTAGTTGATGGATTTGATAATCGTCATGGTGGATTTAGAAAGTCAAATAAAACAGGAATCTTATTTGGTGGAGCAACTTACACAAAAACTGGAGCGATGCCAGACGAAGCACAAATGTTGGACTCTCGTAAATTAGCCATTGAAGAAATAGCAAGAATCTTTAGAGTTCCACCACACATGATAGGCATCACAACTCCTGGAGCGATGTCTTATGCCAGCGTTGAACAAAATAATATCAACTTTGTAACTCATACACTTAGACCATATATTGCAAAAATTGAAGATGCTTATTCTAGATTATTACCAACGACTGCATTTATTAAGTTCAATGTCGATGGTTTATTGCGTGGTGACTTTCAAACTAGAATCTCTGGTTATTCAACAGGATTACAATCAGGCTTCTATTCTGTAAATGATGTTCGCAGATTTGAGGATTTAACTCCAGTTGAATCTGGAGACCAATTTAGAGTTCCGTTAGCAAATATTGATTTGATGGATACTAAAATAATTGAACAAGACAAAAAAGTACAGATGGCTCAAAGATTGGTTCAATCAGGTTTTGACCCAGCAGCAACTCTTTCTGCTTTAGGATTACCTCCTATCACACACACAGGATTACCTTCAAGTCAATTACAACCAATAGCACAAATTGACGCGCAGAATCCATCAAGTGCTTATGATGTTGCTCGCTCAAGTGAAATCAATGTGCAAATACCTGAAACGATTGTTAATGTACCACCAGCAGTAATCAATGTTCAACCACCAACTGTAAATATAAATACTCCAGACCAAAAGCCTTTAATCAGAACAGTTGAAAGAGATGAAAATAATCATATTGTTAGAATCATAGAAAGCAACGGAGAATAAATGGCAACGGGATTATCAGCATACACAGCGAACAACTTCTTAAATGCTATCGGTAACGCAACAGCGTTCTCTGTCACAACTGTTTATATTAAATTACATGTTGGAGACCCAGGAATTAACGGAACAACTAACCCTGCTGTTGAAACTACACGCAAAGCAGTATCTTTTGCTGTTGCTTCTGCTGGCTCTATCGCTTCAGATGCAGATATCACTTGGACAAATATTGCTGGTTCAGAAGATGCTACACATTTTACCGCTTGGGATAACTTAACAACAGGTAACTTTTTATTTTCAGGAACAATTACCGGTAATCCTTATACAACAGGAGATACTTACACAATTGCTTCTGGTTCATTAACAGCATCTTTGACTATCGCTAGTTAAGCATGGCCTCAAAATTTGTCCTTAACACAGGGCAACTTAATACAGATTATCTATCAACTCCTGCAACATTAATTCTTGACTCAACTAATCGCGGAAAATTAAACAGTAATCTTTTAAGTTCTGGTACAGCGATAGTTGTAAATGATGTTGCTACGACTTCATTAGGTTCATTAGTAGCATCAGTTCAAACTATTCCAACAGTTATAGTCTCTGGAGCGTCTACTTTAGGTCAATTACTTCCAACAAGTCAATCAACAGTAAGTCATTTATCTACATTAACTTCTAATTTTGGTCAGGTAAGCGCAACAGCCAATAGCGTTCCAAGTATATTGCCATCATTTCAGGCCACCTTTGATGCTCTACAAGCTTCAAGTTCAGCAACAATCATTAAAAAAGCAGAGGCTATTGCCTCACTAGGTTCACTACAATCGAGTATCACTTCTGAACCAACAGTAGAATCTGTGGCTGATGCTCAATTAGGTTCTTTAAATGCTTCAGCGCAATCTTCAGCACCAACACCTCAACAGTACTCTTCTGGAAAAGCATATTATCAACCTAAGAAGAAATTTGATAATAAGCTTATAAGTCCTAAGCCAATCATTATTGATTTAGAACCAGAACCACTAGATTCATTATTCAAAACAATCTTCGCCACAACTCAATCCGACCTGCAAGGTATGAGTATTCAAGCCAAAAGTCGTATAGACTTTTCTACAGAGCAAGATGACCTTGACTTGCTTATGATTCTTTAAGGCGGATTGATGGCTTTAACAAGTGGCTTAATAGCAACGAATGCTTCTACAGCAGTTCTTATTAAAAAGGCAGGCGCAAATCCAATTAAATTAAATTTGCATAATTCCTCTGGTGGAGTTATTTACGTTGGTGGGGCAAATGTCTCAAGCGCAAACGGCTATCACTTAAACAATACAGAGTCACTAGAATTGACTTTGCTTTCAGGTAACTCTTTGTTTGGTTTATCAGGTTCAGGTTCTAGAGATATTGCTTGGTTTGAGCAGGATATTTAATGCCATATTTTATTACTGATTTATCACCTGATTGTTCTGGTTGGGCAACTATCAAAGAAGATGGCGAAGTTATGGGATGTCATGCTAATAAGCAAGACGCTATTGACCAAATGGTCGCTATATCACTAGCAGAGGACATGTCTCCAGGAGGAGAGCGAATCGCTTCTGGTGACAAAGCAATAATTGTAGATATAGATGACACTCTTATTCACAATGGCGAACCTATGCAACGAGTTATTGATTATGTTGATTCTTTAGATGGTAAGAAATTCATTGTTACGGCTAGACGCGAAGCGCAAAGGTCTGAAACTGTCGCAGAGTTAGAAAAATTTGATATCAAATATTCAAGACTTTATATGAAAAATGAAGATATAGTTTCAAGTACATATAAAAAACAAATTGCTCAAGATTTGCTTAAAACTTTCAATGTGTATCTAGCCATTGATAATGATTCAAGCAATAGACAAGCTTTTGATTCATTAAACATTGAAACTCTCGACCCAGCCGATATTCCTTCAAGCTCAACAGTTCGAGCAATAAATCAAGATGCTCCACAATATATGCGTAACGCTGCAAAAAGAGGTCTTGAATTAAACGCAGAAGGCAAAGGAGGCGATGGATTAACAGATAAAACCATTCGTGAAGCAAGACTTATGGCCACAGGACAAGTATCAGACGATAAATGGATTCGCATCGCTGCTTGGATAGCAAGGCATTTAGTTGATTTAGATGCGCCAAAGAATTCTGATTCTAGTGATTCTGGTTATCCAGGAGCAGGTTTAGTAGCACATTTACTTTGGGGGTCTGGTCCAAGTAAATCTGACGCATTAAGAACAATGAAATACGCTGAAGGTGTAGTCGCTAGAATACGAGAACAAGATTCTGCTAGGTGGTCAAGTGTTAATATATTATTAGAGAAGGAAAAGGAAACTAAAATGAATAAGAAGATTGAACGCAGAATTAAAAACGATATAGATTTTGAATTAAGAGTTGATAACGCTCAATCTGATGGCATGAGTTTCACTGGCTATGCTGCCGTATTCAATAGTGACTCAGAACCACTACCATTTATTGAAAGAATTGTTCCTGGAGCATTTAAACGCTCATTAAAGTCTCGCAACGAAATCAAATTATTCAAGAACCATAACATGGATGAAGTTTTAGCATCTACTCGTTCAAAAACTTTAAGATTGACTGAAGATTCAAAAGGATTATTGGCTGAAGCAACTTTGCCTGATACTTCTGCTGGTAGAGATTTGGCTGTCCTTATGAAGCGAGGAGACGTTCACTCAATGTCTTTTGGATTCTCTGTACCATCAAAAGGAGACTCTTGGTCTGCTGACGGCACTACAAGAGAATTGAAAGAAATACGCTTGCACGAAGTTTCTATTGTTACAGGATTCCCAGCATACGAAGCAACCACAGCGTCAGTAAGGTCACTAGACACATTGGCACAAGTTCTTGGTATGGATGCAGATATGTTAGATTTTGTTATTGGAAAACTTGAAGATGGTGAACCATTGTCAGGCGACCAAGCAGATTTAATTCTAGAAATAGTTTCTAAATTACGAGAGGATTCACCAATGGCCGATACGCCATCTCCAGAACAAGTTCCCAACCTTGACCAAATAGTTATGGATGAATTAGCATCATTAGAAATTAAACGCAAGCACCTTGACCTATTATTTAAGGCAGTCTAATGAATAAAGAAGAAGTCAAAGCAAGCTTATTAAAATCAGCAGGCAATCCAGAGTCAGGCGTTATTGTTGAATATGCTGACAAAATGGCTGAAGCCATAATGCTACTGGCTGAACCTGAAGAGAAAAAGAAATTTGACCCAGTAAAAGAGACTAGAGTAGTCGCCCCACCAGAATCACGCGACATAAACTATTAAATCTGTGCAATAATTAGTTTTACAAATGAGTGTGAGCCACCTTTGTAACCTCTGTCATGGAGCCATGCAGAAATAAAACAACAACGACAACTCATGGAGAAAATTAATGTCACAAGATTACATTAAGCAACAACATGAAGCCAGACAAAGAGCATGGGAAGAAGCAAAATCCCTACTTGATGCAGCAGCTTCAGAAAAGCGCGACCTATCAGCAGAAGAAAACGAAAAATATGACCGTATCAATGCTGACCTAGACCAACGCGCAAAAGTTATCGAAACCATCAAAGCAGATACAGAACGCGAATTTCGCGCTCTAGAAGCGATGAAAGGTTTAGAAAACCAAGCACGTCCAACAGGAGAAGTCCGAAAAGACAACTCTGATGTAGAGGCAATCCGTTCTCTAGCAAGAGGCGACATTCGCTCTTTTGAATTTGAAAAACGTGATGTGTCAAACACTTCAACTGGTTCACCAGTACCAACTTCTTTCTACAATCAAGTAATTGATTTAGCAAGACTTGTTGGTCCAATGCTAGAAACTTCAACCATCTTGAACACAGCAGGAGGAGAGAATCTACAGATTCCTTCACTTTCCGCTTACTCAACTGGAACAGTTACAGCAGAAGCTGGCGCAATCGGAGAATCAGACCCAGTATTCAACTCTTTCGTAACCTTGGATGCATACAAGTATTCATTCTTGACCCAAGTTTCACGCGAATTGATTGAAGATGCTGGCGTAGATATCCTCGGATTCTTAGCACAACAAACAGGTAACGCTATGGGTTACGCAATCAACAATGCATTAACAGTT